AGCAGCTGCGCGGCCATCTCGAACTGGCGCCGGCCGGCACCAGCGACCGCATCGACGAGATCCGCAAGCTGATCGACGCCGGCATCCTGCGCGCGGTCAGCGTCGGCTTCCGCCCGAAGGGCTCCAAGCCGCGGCCGGAATCCGACGGCATGTACTTCACCAAGGCCGAATTGATCGAGACCAGTTTGGTCTCGGTGCCAGCCAACCCGAATGCGCTGGCGATCGCCAAGTCACTACAGATTTCGCCCGCCACCATCAATGTCGTTTTCGCCGGGAAAGGCAAGGACAACGGCATTCGTCGGCGCGGGCTCACCGGCGGGCAAGCCAGGAATTCATCAGATACAGGGAAGGGCACGACGATGTCGTATGCTCAACGAATTACCGCTGCCGAGCAGCGGCTGAACGGACTGCGCGACCAGTTGAACGACCACTGGGCCAAGACCGACGACGCCAATGTCAGCGACGATCAACTGACGATCGCCGACGACCTGAAAAACCGCATCGCGCTGGAGGAACGCACCCTCGCCGGGCTGCGGGACGCAGAGCGCCATCTCGCCGCCACATCGGACGAAGGCGGCAACGGTAACGGCCATGCACTGGTGGTACGCGCGCCGGCGACAATGGTTCCAGCCAGGCAGATCTCGGCCTCGCGCCCGTTCAGCGCCCCGCCGCGCAAGCAACTGAGCGCCATCGACCACCTGGTACGGGCCGGCACCGTGCAACTGCTCGCCCACCGCGACCGCGTTTCGTGCGCCGAGAAGATGCGCGAAATTTACGGTGACGACGAATCCACCCGCGCCATGCTCGAATATTCGGCTCGCGCCGCTTCCACTATCGCCACCACGACGCAAACCGGCTGGGCCGCCGAACTGGCGCAGACGCTGTTCACCGCCTTCATGGAGGTGCTCTATCCGAAAGCGGTGTTTCCGCGGCTCGCCGGCAAGGGCCTGTCGCTGAGTTTCGGCACCGCCGGCAAGATCACGATCCCGACGCGGGCCACCACGCCGACCATCGCCGGCTCGTTCGTCGGTGAAGGGCTGCCTATCCCGGTTCGCCAGGGACTGTTCACCTCGCAGACCCTGACGCCAAAGAAAATGGCGGTGATCACCACCTGGACGCGGGAACTCAGCGAACATTCCGTGCCGGCGATCGAGGGCTTGCTGCGCGACGGCGTACAGGAAGACACCGCAATTTCGCTCGACGCGGTGCTGCTCGATGCCAACCCGGCGACCACGGTGCGACCGGCCGGCATCCTCAACGGCGTCAGCGGACTAACGCCGACCGCCGGTGGCGGCTTCGCTGCGTTGACCGGCGATATCAAGGCAATCTCTGGTGCGCTCCTGACCGGCACCAAGGGCAACGTGCGCAACCCGGTCTGGCTGATGAACCCGCAACAGGTCAACAGCGCGCTCTATGTTGCGGCCCCCGGCGCCGGCGTGTTCCCGTATCGCAGCGAGATCCAGGCCGGTCAGTTGGGCGGTTGGCCGGTGATCGACTCAGGGACTGTCCCGCTTGGCACCGTGATCGCCATCGATGCCGCCGACTTCGTGGCGGTGGGCGGGGACGCGCCACGGTTCGAAATCAGCGATCAGGCGACGCTGCATTTCGACGACACGACCCCGCTCGACATCGGCACGCCCGGCGCACCCGCTACGGTGGCGGCTCCGGTCAAGTCGATGTGGCAGACGGATTCGCTCGCCCTGCGGTTGATCCTTCCCTGCAACTGGACAATCAGGCGCGCCGGTGTTGTTGCGTGGTCGGCTGGCGTGACTTGGTAAAGTTGCCATCTAAAAGTTTCATGTGAAACAGGAGGTCCATCGTGGCCGAACAAAACAGCGAACATCAGGCACAGGAACGCGCCAAGGCGGCGGAAGCGCAAAAGGAAGTCACCAAGAAGCGGTTGGCCGAGGAGAAAGAGGCGCGGGAGAAATCCCACGCCGAGCAGCGCACTGTGGCCGGCGAGGTGAAACCCACGCCGACCCAGGAAGAGAACGATCTGGCCGCTTCCGGCGTGCATGTCATCGAGCACGAGCCGGATGGTTCGCCGCCCGATCCGGGCATCGTACCGCCGGCCGGCACCAAGCAGAGCGAAGCCAAGCCGGCCGCCAGCCGTGGCGCCTATCAGACTCGCACGACCACGCATGAGTGAGCCGGCCGCCAAGCCTCGCTATCGCGTCAAGGCCGGGGGCGTTCCGACGCTCGTGACCAAGGCCGAAGGCGAGGCCCATGCGGGGCCGTGGTTCCTGCCGGTCAGCGGCGGCTGGTTGCCGGCCGATGTCGGCGACAGCTGGAACTGGTGGCAGAACGGCTACAACGTCGTCGGCGCATCGTCGCAGTCGGCCATGGTCGAGGCTTGCGTCTCGGCCTATGCGCAGACCGTGGCGATGTGCCCCGGCGACCACTGGCGGATGAACGACAAGGGCGGACGCGATCGCGTCAAGACCTCGGCGCTATCGCGTCTGCTGCGTCATCCCAACGACTACCAGTCGATCTCAGACTTCATGCTGAATGCCACCCGCGCGCTCTACCTGCACGGCAACGCCTATGCGCTCGGCTTGCGCAATTCGCGCTATGAGATCGACGAGCTGCACCTGATGGATCCGCTGCTGTCCTATCCGCGGCTCGGCAACAACGGCGAGATCTTCTACCAACTGTTCGGCAACCAGGTGATCGAGAAGCGGCTCGGCGGCGAACCGCTGATCGTGCCGCAGCGCGACGTGCTGCACATCCGGCTGCACACGGTGAAAAACCGCTGGCCGGTGCCGCTGATCGGCGAAAGCCCGATCCTCGCCGCCTATAGCGACATCGGCGTCAACGCCGCGATCGGCCAGCAGCAGTTGCGCTATTATTTGAACGAGGCACGGCCGTCGGCGGTGCTCTCGACCGATCTCACGCTCGACAAGGACCAGGTGCAGGCGCTGCGCGACCGCTGGAACGAGCAGGCCAAGGGCTTGCACAAGGGCGGCACGCCGATCCTGACCGCCGGCCTGAAGGTGCAGCCGTGGGCGGAAAGCGGCAAGGACGCCGCCACCGCCGAGATGCTGAAACTGTCGAACGAGCATATTGCGCTCGCCTTCTCGATCCCGCTGCAGATCCTCGGCATCGGCGGCAGTCCCTACAGTTCGACCGAACTCTTGATGCAGCGCTGGGTTTCCAGCGGCCTTGGCTTCGCACTCAATCACATCGAGGAAGCACTCGGCCTGCTCTTTAACCTCACCGGCCAACCCGACGAATATGTGGAATTCGACACCGCCGCCTTGCTGCGCTCGGCGATGAAGGATCGCATCGACAGCCTGGCGCGCGGCGTGCAGGGCGGCATCTATTCCCCGAACGAGGCGCGCAACATGGAAGGGCTGGAAAGCGTCGAGTTCGGCGACGAGCCGCGCGTGCAGCAACAGGTCGTGCCGTTGAGCCAGATCGGCAAGATGCCGGCGGCGCTCGCACCGCCACCGCCAACCGCACCGGACCCGGCGCCCAAGCCTTCGGCATCCGAGGTGCAGGCGCAGGCGATGATCGCCGAACTGCGTACCGGCATTGCCGAATTCCAGCGCATGGTCGCCGACCGCATCGAGGCCAACCGGCTCGAGGCCGCGCGCATCGACGAGCCGGGGCCAACAGACGAGAATGGCGAGAACGCCCGGCTACCGCCCGAACTGGCCGAGCAGATCGCCAGCGCAACGCGGCAACTGCACGAACTGCCGCCGATCGCCGAGGTCACGCCGCCGCCAAGGGTCGCGCGCATCGAGCGCGACGAGAGCGGCGCCTTCGTGCCGGTCTACGAATGATCGTCCTGTCGGAAGCGGCGAGCAACGCCATGCTCGACGTGCTGTCCGGGCTGATGGACGGCGGCAGCATTGAACTTTCGGACAATGGAAAAATCCTTGCGGTGCTGAAACTGTCCAACCCAGCGGCATCGGACGCCACCGGCGGCGAACTGGTGCTCAACAAGATCGCCGAGGAGGATGCTGCCATCGCGGAGGGCAGTGCCTCAAGGGCGCGCATCCTCGCGCGCGACGGCGGCGAGGTGTTTTCCTGCGATGTCGGTGATGAGAATTCCGGCGCGGTGATCAAGCTCAATGGCACTACCAAATTATTTCGGGGACAGAGGGTGCAGTTAAACTCGTTCCGGTTGGCGATGCCCTGATGGTCCAGCAGATCATCAATATCGGATCGGCGCCGAACGACGGCACCGGCGATCAACTGCGCATCTCGTTCGACAAGTGTAATGGCAACTTCACCGAACTTTATTCAGGTGTTGCCGCCAATGTGCCGACCGGCAACACGATCCAGTATCTGTTCAACAACAGCACCACCGAACCGCCGCTTTCCGGGCAGGTTCGTTTTAATCAGGCGGTACAGGCATCGACCACCAAACTGTGGGTAAGCCAGACAACGTCATCCGGAATAAACATCAAACAGTTTCTCTCGGCCGCAACGACCGGCGCCAAGTTGATTCTGCAGGACAAGAACGACAACACCAACTACGTCAAGTTCGACGTGACCGGCGATCCGGTAGACAAAACGACTTATTGGGAATTCACGGTTGCCGTAACCGCGTCCGGCGGCACGCTGCCGAATGCGCCGGTGTTGGCCGCCGTTACGGCGCCTATCGTCGTCAACGCTGCCCCATTCGACGCGCTCGCCTACAACGGCATACAGATCAACGGCTCGTTCGATGTCAGTCAGCAAAATGGCTCCACGAGCGTTCCGAGCGGTTACGTTGTCGATGGTTGGTCGTTGTTTAATAACACGACGGCGGTCATCTACGGTGCGCAATCGCCGAATGGCTCGATAGTCTCAGGCTTGCCCAATTGTTTAGTGTCGGGCGTCACGACGGCCGCTCCATCTCTCACTACCGACAGCATCGTACAACTCAGTATGCAGATTGAAGGCTATCGTGCCATGCGCCTGGGCTATGGCGCGGCCGGCGCGCAGCCCATGACCCTCGCGTTTTGGACGGCGCACGGCAGGCCCGGAGTGTATTCTGTCAGCATCCGTCAAGCGAGTGGTCTGCGCAGCTACGTCGCAACCTATTCGCAGAATGGCGCGAATACCTGGGAGTATAAAACCGTCACCATCCCCGGCGACACGGCGGGGACGTGGGCGAAAGACAATACAGTAGGAATATCAGTTGGGTTCACCATAGCGTCCGCCCCTAATTTCACCGCCCCCGCCGCAAACACTTGGTACGCTGCCAATTATGTAGCCGCGCCCGGTCAGGTTAACGGTGTTGCCGCCACCTCAGATGCGTTTCGCATTACCGGCGTTGTCGTTCTCCCCGGCATCCAAGCGCCGAGCGCCGCGCGCTTGCCGTTCATCATGCGGCCGTATGATCAGGAATTGACGACGGCTAAGAGATATTGGCAGTTGATTACGCCGGACATTCGAGTTAACGCCGCCAGTGCGGGGTCTATTTACGAATATACCTACATCTTTCCCACCGAGATGCGCGCCGTGCCAACGGCGACTCAAGTTGCCGCCGGAACTATTAGCGGTGGAACGATCAACTCGTTTCTTGTCACTCCCATCACGACAAAGGAGGCCAGACCAACATTGATCGCATCGGCATCTGGCGACTGTTATGTGAACGGGGCCACATTTTCGTTAAATGCGAGGTTATAAACATGGCTGAATATCAACTCACCGCCTCTACTAGCGTCATCCGCACCGAGGATAATGCTTGTATCCCCAACGATCCGGCCAACCGCGATTGGGTCGAATACCAAGCGTGGCTGGATGAGGGCAACGAGCCTGATCCGTATGTGCCGCCAGAACCGACAACACCAGAACCGCAGCCGGAAACTACCGTGCTCTACGATCACGAAAACCGGCTGCGCGCGATCGAGGGGCAGCCACCGCTGTCGCTTGTTGACTTCGTAGGAAAGTCCGCTTCCGCAACTAGATGACCGTTACCGCCGACAGTACGCTTTGGACTGCCGACACCCTTTGCGTCACTGCCGACGGGCGCGTCGTCTGCATCGACGCCGAGGTGGTGGAGCCGGTCAACGGCTCGGTCACTGCCGACACTACCGCGTACAGCGCCGACAATACGACCTGGCCCACTGCCGATGGCGGTGCTGCCGGCGCAACCGACCGGATCGATGCGGTTGTCGCGGTTGTCGGCGCCGTCATCGTCGTCGAGACGGCGAATGCGCTCGATCAACTTGATGCGGCCGTTCAGCCGGCGGTTATCGGCGTCATCATCGGCGGCGGTTATCGTCGCCCGCTGCAGCCGGAAACGGTCGAGGGCTATGGTTATGCGATCCTGCCGCCGCTGGTCGGTGAGGCGCATGGCGTCGTCGTCGCCGCCAGTAATGGCGCCGCGGTGCTGCGGCACGTTCACGCCGATGCTGCAGGCGCGGCCGGCGCTGCCGGACGCAGTGCGGCGCGGCTGGAGCTCAAGGCGTCGGCATCCGGTGAACGCGGCCAGGCCGGCGCGGCGGTTGCGGTGTTCAAAGGACTTGGTGCCAATGGTTCGGGCAACGCCGTCCTGCGCGGCAACGGCATCGGCGTGATCGGCAATATTGCTGGCATCGCTATCGGACAACATGACGACGACGAGGCCGCCGCCATCGTGGCGTGGTTGTTGGCCGCATGAATAAAGGGGAGGGCATGACAGACAAGCCGATCATTCCTGCCCCGCAATATACCATCATCGAAGGACTGGGCACCTGTCTGGCGATGGCGCAGCGGGCGCTCGCCGAAGTGCGCGCACTCGCCCGCCTGCCCGGCCCGGAAGGCAAGCGCGGCCAGAAGGGTGACGTTGGTGAGAAGGGCGAGCGCGGCGAGCCCGGCAAGATAGGCCCGGCCGGGCGCGACGGTGCCGACGGCCAGGCCGGCGAGCATGGCCAGAAGGGCGAGACCGGCAAGCTGCCGATGGCGCGGGAATGGGTTCCCGACACCGTGCATTACGCCGGTGCCGTGGTCACTCATGCCGGCGGTGCCTGGCAGGCCAACCGCGACACCGGCCAGGCGCCCGGTCACGCCGACTGGATCTGTCTCGCCCATCCCGGCCGCGATGCCGTCATGCCGAAGGTGTGCGGCACCTGGAACGAGGCCGAAACCTATGCGGCGCTCGACATCGCCGCGGTCGGCGGGTCGAGTTTCATTGCCCGGCGCGATCAGCCCGGCCCATGTCCCGGCGAGGGCTGGCAGTTGATCGCGTCCGCCGGCCGCCAGGGCATCAAGGGGCCGCCGGGAACCCGTGGCGAGCGCGGAGAAGCCGGCGCCCGCGGCCTGCCGGGCGTTTCCGCGCCGGTGATCCTCGGCTGGCGCATCGACCGCAAAGCCTATGCCGCCATCCCGATCCTGTCCGACCAGAGCGAGGCGCCGCCGCTCGAGCTGCGCGGCCTGTTCGAGCAGTTCCACGACGAGGCGCGCTGATGGCCGACATCTGGGTCAAGGTGCTGCAGCCGGCCGACAGTTACGCGCTGCTGACGCTCGACGAACTGAAGACCATTCTCAACATCCCGCCGGCCAACACCGCCGAGGACGCGCAACTGCAACTATGGATCGACCAGTACAGCGACGTGGTCGCCACCATGTGCAATCGCGTGTTCGCCTACGAACAAGTGGCGGAAACCTGGCGCGGCGATAGCCCGCCGCTCGACACGCCGCGCCTGTTCCTGTCGCATTATCCGGTCGCCGACGCCGACATCACCGCGGTGGAGTCGCCGATCGGCAGCGTGCTCGATCCGGCCAGCTACGAGGTCGAGAATGCATCCGGCAAAATACGCATCCAGGGCGCCTGGTCCGAGCCGGTCACCGTGACCTATAGCGGTGGCTATCAGTTGCCCGACGCGGCGCCGCCGGCGCTGAAGCAGGCGACCATCCTGCTGATCCAGGCAGCGCGGATGCAGGCGCGCATGGGTGCCGGCATCCGCTTGGTATCGCACGGGGATACGCGCGTGCAGTATTTCGATCCGGTGCAGATGTTCGGCCAGAAGGGCTTGGCCTCACCATTGCTCGACTCCGTCAATTCCCTGCTCACCGCGTATATGCGGTTTCCTGTCTAGCGAGGCCACACCATGTCGCTGACCGGCTTATTGTTAGGCATCATCAACGTCGCCATCGTCGTCGCGGTCCTGGTTCTGATCGGCTACATCGTGCTCTGGTTGATGGAAGCCATCGGCTTCCCGGTGCCGGTGATGGTGCAGAAGATATTTATGGTGATCGTCGCCCTGATCGCGCTCTACATGATCGTCGCGCTACTGATCGGCGTGCCGTCGATCCACCTCATCGGGCCAGTGCATTAGCGATGGCTCTCGACTATAGCGCGCTGCTGTTCGATCCGGTCTATGCGGAACTCGGTGTGCCGGCGGCGTTCACGGCGGCGGGCGGCGCCGAGGCCGCCATCACCGTGATCGACGACACCCGGCCCAAGGCGCTGCCGGTTGCCTCTTCCGGACAGGCCGCCGAGGTGCGCAGCGTCGGCCCCGGCGCCTTCGCGCGCATTCCGGAACTGACGGGCAACGGCATCGCCCGCGCCGACTACATGGATGCGGCGCTCGCCTTCAACGGCCGGACGTGGACGGTGCGCTCCTACGAACTGCGCGGCTCTCCAAACGGCGAGGATCTGGGCGAGGTTCGGTTCCTGTTGAAAGAGGCGGCACTCTGATGAGGGACGCGCGCGAGGACATCCTCGCGCGGCTTCTGGAAGTGGTTGCCAGCATTCCGAACATCCGCTCCGCGCAGCGCAACAACGTCGATATCCCGGAAGACCAGTTGCCGGCGGCAATCGTGTTTGACGGCGACGAGGAAACCGATGGCGGCAGCGATCTGTCGATGCGGGGATCGCCGCGGCCCTACCCAGTTCGCATGCATCCGGAGATCATCATCGCGCAGCAGGCCGACGAGGCCGGTTCCGACCTCACTACGCTGCGGCGCGAACTGATCCGTCGCGTGCTCACCGACACCGAACTCAACGAGCAGATCGTTAAGACCGGACGCTTCGGCAACGGAGCCATCCGCTATCTCGGTTGCCAGACCGATCTCGGTTGGGGGCGCTCGCTGCAAGGGGCGCTGCGGGCGCAGTTCATGTTCAAGTATTCACTCAAGATCGAGGAGATCTAAATGGCCACGTCACCCGACGTTCAGAACTATCACATCGGCAAAGGCATCGTCAGTTTCAAGGAAGTAGGAGGGTCCGGCGGCACCTACGTCGATCTCGGCAACGCGCCGAAGTTCGTTTACACGCCGAACGTGACCAAAAAAGAACATTTTTCGTCGCGCGAGGGCGTCAAGACCAAGGACTTCACCGCCATCACCCAGATAGGGGCGACGATCAAGGTCACGCTCGACGAGATCACCGGGGAGAACCTCGCCATGTTTGCGCTTGCCACGACGGATGCCACAACGCCGGGCGTGGTCACACTATCCGGCCTGTCGAAGGCCGAGTTTATCGGCGAGATCAAGGTGGTCGGCACCAACGACATCGGCCAGCAGGTTGACTTCGATGCCACCGTCTCGTTCGTCCCAGCCGGCGACTTCAACTTCATCACCGATGCCGACGACTTCACGGTGATCGAACTGGAGGCCGAGGTGATGAAGGGCACGGCCGGTGACTTCGGCGTCTGGACTATCCGCGACGATGTCCCAGCAGGACCGTGAGGGATACAGGCATGGCAGACTTACTGGACATTGCGCCGTCGACTGCGGTCGAGGTGGTCAAGATCGACGGCATGCGGATCACGGTGCGCGGGCTGTCGCTCGACGCCATCGCGTCCATCGTCGCTCGGTTTCCAGAGTTGAAATCATTGGTCAACGGCACTGGTGGCGGCGACTTCGTGCCGCGCCTGATCCAGGGCTGCGGCGCGGCGGTTGGGCCGATCATAGCCGCTGGCTGCGGCCACCTCGCCGACGAGACCTACGAGCAACCCGCGGCCAAATTACTGCTGGAGCACCAGTTGAAATTTCTCAAGGCCATTTTTGGGCTGACATTCCCAAACGGAATTGGCTCTTTCGTCGAGGAACTGACGAGCCTCGTCGGCGCGGGCGAAGGGGCAACAAAGACGATCAAGGTGCGTTTGCGGAACTCGGTCTCGCCGTCACAGCCCTCGTCCGGCGCGGCTTCCCGCCAGACTATGCAATGACGCTGACGCCGCGGCAGATCGCAGCCTATCTCGAATTCGGCGCGCAACTCGACCGCATGGAACGTGCGCAGGATCTGGCAGTCACCGCGCTGGGCGCGCAGGGCGACGGCAAGGCCATTGAAAAGACTATCAAGGAGTGGGGCGGCTGAAGTTACCGACATTGCTCAACGCGTTTTTGAGACGCAGTTTTGCAGCGTCGAGACGCTCTTCGCTATCACGCAATTGCAAGGCCACCCGATCGCGGTCGGCCTGGCTCACCGGCTGTTGCAAAACCTGCCACCCGAGGCCGGCCAACGATACCACCACAGCCACGCTCAAGATCGCCACCAGGTTGTTCCAGATCCAGGCCATTCATTCGCCCTTTCAGTCCTGGTTCTTTAAGCCGGAAAAGAGCTGCCATGGGAATAGTCCCCTCTTGCTATTCCCTGCCAGACCGTTGTTCGTCGGTGCCATTGTACAATGAACCTGGTCTTTGCGGCGCAGGATGCGGCCTGGAAAGACTGGATCGAGGAAGTTGAGCGCCAGATCGAGGCGGCCGAGGCTGGCGCGGTGCAAGACGTTGCCAAGATAGCGGTCAAGGAGGGCCGGGCCAACATCGCCGGGGCTGGATTTTCCACGCGCTGGTCGGCGGCGCTCAAGTCAAAATTCTATGCCAACAAGAACACTGGCAATCCAGAGGCGCTGATCTTCCATAGCATTTCGTTTGCGGAGGTATTTGAGCGCGGCGCTACGATTAGGGGCAAACCACTGTTGTGGTTGCCGCTGGAGCGCAATCTGCCAGCCGGCATCCGCTCGCCGCGGCAGTACGGCGGCAAACTGGTGTCGGTAAACGTCGCCGGCAAGCCGCCGCTATTGTTCGATGCGGCCAAGCGGGAAATGGGGCCGCTGTTCGTCGGCGTGAGGCAAGTCAACATCCGCAAGCGGTTCGATCTCTATAGCATTTTCGCGCAGGCCGCCGATCGCATGGGTGAGTTCTACGACAACCGGATCAAGGACTGACGATCAATGGCCGGCAAGACCATAAGCCAGAAGATCACCCTGGAGGGTGGCGACGAGATCCGGAAGGCGCTCGAACAGTTGGCGCAGGCGGCGACCGACTCGGCCGCCAAAATTCAGGAGGCCAGCAAGGCGGGAGCCAGCGGCTTCACCGACACCGGCGCGGCGGCCACGCAGGCGGCCGAGGGATTGGCTGCGGCGGGCCAGGCTGGCGACCAGGCGGCCGAGGGACTCGACAAGGCGGCCGAAGCCAGCAACACCGCGACGGAAGGGCTTCAGCAGACAGCCCAAGCGGCCGATCAAGCATCGGAATCATATAAAAACATCTCGGTGGAGTCGGCAAAAGCAGCCGCCGAACTGATCAAGCTCGGCCTGGAAATTGTCCAGGTCGGCGCCGATATCGGGCTCGCGGTCACCGGCCACGAAAGCCTGATCCGGTCACTTTCCAAACTAGCGTTTGGCGCCAACAGCACCACTCGCGCGCTGGGTCTTCTCGCTGAGATCATCGGCCCGACTGCTACCGGCTTCATCGTCGCCGGTACCGCCGTCGCCGCCGCTGCGGTCGGTTTAAAAGCCCTTGAGACGGCAGCCGCCGCCGCCGCCGATCAATACGAAAAACTCAACCATCAACTGCAAACGCTAGCGCAAACCTCGGGCACATCCTTCTCATCGCTACAGACTGGCGCGGCGGCATTCGAACAGATTGGCATCAAATCCGAAACCGCCCGCGGCGCCGTCGTAAAACTCAATGACACCCTGAAGGATTTCGACGCCGGCGAAAAGATCAAGGCATCGGCGAACGCCGCGCTGGAGGCCGAGAAGAAACTGCTGGAGGCGCAGTTCGCGGTGCAGGCGGCCGGCGGCCCGCAGGCGCCAATAGACGCCAGCCAGCGGCTTATCGAGATCAACAAGCAACTCGGGGCGGCAATATCCGACCGGGCAAAACTCGACGAGGCGGTGACCAAGGCGTCGGAAGAACGCACCAAAGCCTTGGCCAATCAACTGAGCAACGTCATCCCGCTCATCAAGCAGATCCAGGAAGGTCAACGGGGCATAAATTTCGACGAGGCGACGACGGCAGCGACCAAGATCGATGCGCTCAACGCCCGACTAAAGCAGGTCAAGGACACCACTGGCGATGCGCGGCAAGCGTTCCTCAGTATTATCGCCAATGCTGCGTCACTCAAGGACGCCATTGCATTCGGGGCCACCGCCGGTTTTTCCGAAGCCGATGTTGATCGCATCCGCCGCTTTGGCGGCGAAGCCAACAAGATCCCGGATCTGTTGCAGAGGATCAGCCAGACCGGAGCTTTGATCGGCCCCGCGGCCAGCAAGTCCTTCGATGATATGACTACCAGCATTCAGAACGTCGAGAATGCCAAGTTGCGGCTGGATGCGGCATTTCAAAGCCCGATCATTGCCCAGCTCGGCGCGATTGTTAGCTCGACGCTGAATAATGCGGAGGCATCGCTCATTAATTTTGCGGCGAAGGTCGTTGAAAGTTTTAATACCATCGTCGGCGAGATTGGGTCGGGGTTCGTCCAGCTTGGCACTTGGGCCGCCGAATCCATCGCCGGCATCGGCATGGCATTAGGCGCGCTTGTCGAGCAAGGTGGAAAGTTAATAACCGATTGGGTGACGACGCCGGTCGCCAATGCCTGGCAGTGGCTCAAGGATAGCTTTCAGAGCGTACTGGACTGGCTTGCTGAGAAATGGGCCGCGTTCAAGCAAAGCCTAGGCGTTGGCGGCGGCGCTCCAGCGGGTGGTGGGGCGGCAGGAGGGCAGGTTGGCGGTAGCGCTGGCTTTGCCAGCGGCGGCCTGCTCGGCGGCAGTGGCAGCGGGACGAGCGACAGCAACTTGGCCTGGGTGTCGAGGGGCGAATACATCACGCCGGCGTCGGCGGTGGCGCAGCCGGGCGTCTTGGCCTTCCTGGAGGCGCTACGACGCTCGGGCGGCAATCTGAATGCGGCGCTCAATGGCATGGGCCGCTTTGCGCTCGGCGGCATGGTGCGCGGGCCGCTCGGCATTCCGGCCTTTGTCGGCGCCGGCATGAATGCCGTGACCATCAACTTTCCCGGCCTGCCCGAGATCACCGGCCTGCGTGCCTCGTCCGGCGTGGTCGAGCAATTGCGCAAGGCGGCGGCGATGGCGCATGTGCGCTCGGGCGGCCGCAAGCCTAGCCGGTATTCCTGATGCCGGCCTACACGCTGCTCGCGATCGATGGCATCGACTTCTCGCAGTACGCCGTCCGCGGCATCACCATGACGCTCGCCCCGATCGACCAGGCCAAGCACGTCGCGCGCGATTGCCGCGGCCAGCTCGCCGACATCTCGGTGGCACAGTTCCGCCAGTACAAGGTCACCGTCACTTGTACCGATCATGAGGCGCCTGAACTCACCGATGTCTGGCCGGGCATGGATGTCACCATTGCCTGCATTCCCGGCCTCGGTGCCGCCAACGGTAGCGGCGACGTGCTGACCATCCTCGCCAAGGTAACCGCCTGGAACACATCGCGCGACGAATGGGCGGCTGAAGTGGCGTGGTCGCTGGAATGCGAGCAACGAGCCTGACATGCCAGCGGGCCTGCCCTATTTCGCCTGGACCGATCCCGGCGAGGATACATTCGGCCCCGAGCATCTGCGCTGGGACGAGGCGGTATTCTCGTTCACCTTGAAGCAGGACGAGGGCGATCCCGCGTCCCTCACCGTGGCCGTCCGCCGGCCACGCAACGATAGCGGCAACCCGATCGGCCTGCTCGGTCCCGGCCGCAAGATCTGGTGCTGGTTTGCGCTCGACTGCGGGCCGGACCTGATCCGCTTCCGCGGCCGGCTGGTCGGCGTTCCCACCAGTCTGTTCGAGGATCTGGTCACGATCGAATTCGTGGCGCGGCCGATCGACCTGGTGAGCCAGAAGGCTGCGCTCGCCGACAGCCTGCGAGTGCTGCCGTACTACGACGAGGTGGTGATCGATCCGGCCCGGCGCACGGATCCGGAAGTGGTGCTGGAGGGCTATAGCAAGGTCTGGCACTACGACCGCGAGACGCTCGTCCTCACCGTCTCGGACGAGATCACCGGCGAGGATGGGCTGGTTGAATTCGATGGGGCCAGCGAAGACGGCAAGGTGCTGTATGACGGGCTCGCGCTCAACCTGACCAGCGGCCCGCTGGCGCGCGTCGATGTCAGCGCCGAATACACCTGGACCCAACAGGCGCAGGGCAACGTCGACCTCACTCAATACCTGATCTCGAACTGGCCGAACGATCCGGCCTACACGCTGCGCGGCGCCATCTCGTCCTACAGTTTCACATTCGACAACTGGCCGAAGGCGGGCGCCGGCATCGGCGACGGCTGGTCGGTCACCGACGCCACCGCCAGTTCGCCCTATGACCTGAAGGTCACCAGCCACACCGGCGGCAGCACCAACAAGGTGGTGTTCCCCGACACGTCATGGTTCGGCGCATCGACCTCGACCTATACATTCTCCGAGACCACGAGCGTCATCAACACGCCGATCGGCTCGATCAGCTATGCCGAGATGGTGACGCAGGACAAGATCAGCGTCACGCTGGCGGCGGGCGAGTCCAATGCCTTCGGGCAGGAGAAATATACATCGGCCTACAGCCGCAACTATTCCGGCGTGGCCGCGGTGCTGCCGCTCAACCACACCATCCCGACGCTGCTGGCCGGCTACAAGGCCAACCGGCAATGCACTGAGGTGGTCACCTTCTCGCTCTATGC